AAGCCCCCCACCATTCGGTGGGGGGCATCTCCTTAGAGCCGGATCCCGCCGCGGCTTACGCCGTAGCGCCGGATCCTCTTGCCCGTCTTTTTCACCCGGGCGCCCGCGCGATAACCGCGCTTCGTATTCTTCCCTTTCCTTCCCTTCATTTCTTCAGTCCTTTACTCCATGAAGGAGTCGCGCGTTTAAATTGTTCCATCAACGCGCCTATGAAGCTATTCGCGTACTCGGTAACACCGAGTCCCAAGCCTAAATTGCCTCCAGGAAGGTTCGTTCTTACGCCTTCCTTTTTTGCCATATCCAGATTCCTCCGCGCATCCTCCGCCTGGGCCTGCCTAAGCTTCGCCGAACTATCAGCCTCCAAAGCTCTTGATTTGGCCTCGGATGCGGCAGCCATAACATTCTGTAACCGCGAAAAGGCCGCTATCTCGACCCCATTAAGCCCATTCGGGCCTTGTAATGAAGCAAGCTTAGTAGCTATATTCGCGTCCAGCCTTTTCACCGTCGCATCCGCTTCCGCTCCATCCTTTTGAATTTTTATCAAATCCGCCTGGGCCTTTGTTTGGGCAATACTTGCGGAATCGCGCATTAGCCCCGTTATCGAAGGCAAAGAATCAACATGTATTGGTGAGGAAGTTTGTGCAGCAGATCCAGCTGCCAAAGTCGGCGATAATCCAGCCGCCCTAAGATCAGCTACCCTCCTTTGAATAGCCGAATCTTCACGATCCCAGGTCTTTTTTTGGGCGAAAATATCCCAGGCGGTTTTTCCTACGCCGATCGCCGCATCGGCGATCTCGCTAAAGACCGACATTCTTTTCCTCTTCGCCCTTCACATTGGGCGCAGATTCTTCCTTTTCAGGAAGCACCGTCATCGCGGTTTTCTTTAGCCTTCCGGCCACCTCTCTGGCGAGGGTGCTTACCTCTGCGATATCCACCGCCTTAGACCTCAATGGGTCGGCTTCTTCCATGTCGGGCTCATCGTCAGGCCCGAAGTCGTACGCCTCTCGGCGGTAATCAGCGAGGCGGATTCCCGCCTCGATGAATTCCTTGATTCTGATATCCGCTGGCACATACCCGGCGGTTTCTACCAGAATCTCTCCACCGCCCGCCTCGAGGACGAGCGGATCCAGCTTGTAGCGCGTTTGCAGGGCCATAGACGCCTCCTAGTGATGGTCAACGAGTCCAGGATCAGACTCGATAGGCAAGGGCCTTGCCGCCCTTATAATGTTCCCGAAATTCACCATCAGCCCGGGATCGGCCTGATCGGCGAATATCCTCTTTGAGGGATCCGAAACTACGAAAGTGGAATTGAGCGCGGGGGCCGCGCCAAAGATCCGCCCCAGGTGCCAATAACTGAATGTGTCGCGCATGTCGGAACAAACCATGTCGCGCTTTGTCCTCAGCTCGTCATAGTGTCCCTGATATCCGAAGATCCCACGATTAGTGGCCTCTGCGGCTACTGCGTAGATCTCTTCCATCTCGATAGCCTGTTCAGAGAGATTAGCGAACTCTGGCCAGTAGAAATCGAACTTCGACCGCCTCAACCACTGGCGGTCTATTCCCTGCTGATACGCCGTCCTCGGCATAATCGACATTATCCCCATGATGAGACCAAACTCTTGCGCGTGATATTTAGCGCAATACTTCCTATCCACCGCAAGACCGTGTCCCGCAAGATTTCCCTGCGGCGTCGTTGCCGTTTCGGAAGTCTGCAGAACCTCTGACACGATAAGCGGACTCTTAGATCCTCCGATATACTCGGGCCTCTGGAGCCTCTCGTCGCGGGGAGATACTCCGAAATGCGCCTGAAGGGTTTCTGTATACCTCGCTCCGCCTCTGGCCGACCGTTCCATCCATTTCTGAATCTGAAAAGCGAGCCTGAGATCCGCAACATCAAACGTCGAAGCCGTGGATAAATCCACGACATTCGCACCAAGAGAAGTCTTTGAGATCGTCGCCTTTCCCTTTTCCAGTGCAAGTTTCGTATTAGAGTCGAATGGCTGATTTAACGTTCCGCCTGCCGTGTTTTCTCGGTAAAAAGACGCCTGCGTACCACCGGACACAGCCGGCCAAGTCAATGCTTGGTTCGTCAAATCCGCCGCCCAAACTGCCGACGTTGTACCCGAAATTGGGAGCGCCGGCGCTGTTCCTCGCTGTTGCCACGGCAAAGCCGAGGTAAAGTAGTCTTTTTCCCACGCCCTGTTTAGAATCGTCTCATTAGTTTCAAGGACTTCCGTGGTCAGGTTTTCGTCCCTGTAAAACTCGTTATATATCCGATTGTACGCCCTGCGGGGATAATCAATCGGAGCCGAGAGCCCGAGCGGAGCAACGCCCGTCGGAAATCCAAGATAGTCCCATAGGGAACCCTTTGCGGTATCCGTCGGCACCCATCGCGGAAGAACGCCCGCATATGCGCCGTCCGCTCCACCCGTGATGAATAGTTCGAAATCCTCGTCAAGGATCCTATAGGGGACGAAGAAGTAGTGAACGTACACGTTCACTTCGTGCATTACCGGCGCTACAAGCGCCAGACACCGTGCTACTAACTCGTTAGCGATCTCCCAGACATCGCCCGGAACAACTTCGTCGCACATTATGGGAATAAGCTTTCCCATGTCGCACGTGAATTTCTTTTGGTAGCTCAGGTCGAAAATCGACCTTCCAGGCCTTAATGACCTAACGCTCTGAAAGGGCCTTACGTTTGCCATTTACTCCTCCTTAATCCCAGGGAGAATACCCTGTGCAGGCATAGAAACATGCACCACGAGCGGAACGTCTTCGACGGTAATCCAGCACTTATGTGGCTCCCACGTGCCGAGCCTCATGAGCTGATAATCTTCCGCGTCGATGCCCCTTGAATTCTGTTGCGCCATGCGGAACTCCCGCGAAGCACACGCATCATTCATTTGAACAAAGACCGGGCCTGCCTTCTCGGCTACCCGGTCATAAATGCAGTAGAGATACATGACTTCTCTCCGATCATCTTGGGGCATTTCCATGCTAAAACCTCCAGAAATAATAATACGTAGGCCAACGGCCTACTGTAATTATATGCCAGATATAGAACCTGTCAATGGGCCATATTGACATCAAGAAGAACCATATGGCCCCGGCCCTCTCATCGAGGGCCACTACCTATAGTGTAAGCCGCACGCGCAGCTTACACAACCTATTGTGTACCACAAAGACTGACGCGCTTCGCTTGTCAAGGCCGGGGGTTTAACCCCCGGCCTTAACCTTAATACACCCGGCGAAGCCGGTTTTTTATAGCTTTTTTCGCTTTAGCGCCTGTTTAGACTTTAGCTCTTCCTCCTTTTGAGCCCGGCATTTTCGTTCGTGCTCCGCTACGCTTCGCTTGTCCTTTAGGCCGTGCATTTCATAAGTCAGAGCTGTCTCAACTATCCGGCGCTTCGCTCTTTGATCTATGTCATCCTGGCTCAGCCTTTCGCCGAGCCTTTTTCTGTAATACCTCGGCATTCCTTCCACCTTTCCATTTCTACGAATGCCTACATCATAGAGAACTTGCTCCGCATTTTTATCTAGCCAATCTCTCCCGATACCCTGGCTTTGAATTTGAAAAGGCCTTACCGAATGCTTATCAGCTAATGGGTCGGCCTTTCCTGAATACTTATCCAGCACGTACCCCGCGACATATTGACACGAGTATCGCGTAACGCTTCCTTGATGCACCCTGCCCGAGGGCCAAGCATCAAGCAGTCTCGGTAAATCGTCGCATCCAATCCCGAAAAGTATAGCGTGGTAATGAGGTCGACCATACTTTTCTCCGTACTCTCCACATCCAAAGTATCTAATACTGCGACCATCCTTTCGGAGGTCTTCGCGTAACCGCTTAATAAACCCCTGTAAATGCGCCTTAACAAGGCACCCTGAAACAGGAAGATGCGAATCATCATACGTAAGAGTGACAAACGAGCTTTCCTTCCAAGAGTCTAGCTCATGCAAACACCTTTCCGCCCACTCCCTCGAGCGGGCGATCCTACACGCCAAACATCGTCCGCAGGGCACTAGCACCGGGCCGAGCTGTAAGGGACGAACACATACCATGATCAAAGCCCCCCACCATTCGGTGAGGGGCATCTCCTTAGAGCC